ATCCTAGACCGCATCATGCTTGATTATGACTGCAAGACACGCGGTGAGGCGCGGGACATCATCGGCGCAGAGGTCAGGCGGCGCACTGAAACTAATGGCTACGGAAGCAACTTTAAGGGGATAGGGCATGGCTAAACCAAAGAAGAAACCAGTTGACGTTGTTGCCCCGACTGTCGAACGGATAGCGGGCAGGGAAACGCACCGCGTCGGCCTGGCAACACGCTTGACACCGCCTATCGACACACTCCTAAAGCGGGAACGTATCAGCCATGCCGAGCATAAAGCTTTGGGCCACTATGCCGATCAGAAAGCACTGGCCGAGGCATCCCCGCTAAAGGACAGCATTGGACGCCTTATCAGCCCGCAAGGTGGGGATGGGTGGGGATGCTTGCCGCCAAGCGTTATATCGGCGCAAAGGGAAGTGCGCTGGCTTGAAGGAGAACTTGGCAGCTTGCGCCCCATTGCCGAGGCTATAGCGGTTGAAGAAATGACAATGACCGAATGGATATGCCGCAATGGTGGCGGGCGCTTAAAGTGCTGGAAAGAGCAAGGCCAGAAGGTTTGCAAATATCACGCCAGCAAAGAGGAAATGGACATGGCCATATTGGAATTGCGGTTTGCCGCCCGTCGCCTGATTAGTGCAATGCAGGCTTGACAAAGTTTGGCCTAAAGTGTATGGGGTGGATAAGTTGTTATATTTGCGTCTAACGCAGACAACTGCCCACATTCAAGGATAGCCCGTCAAGCCCCGAAACTTGGCGGGTTTTTCTATACGCTGGCAACGGCGTCCCTCGCCACCCGGCGAACCACACACACGCAGACTAGCGAAAAGCGTCCGGTCGTTGGCGAGGGTTAACTTCATGCTGCAATTCATTCTTGGCACGCTGTTTGGCTTTATCGCCACAGCGGCCTTTCTCGTGCTTGCAGCTTATTCAATTTGGAAGCGAGGCAGCTGATGGCAGACCTTGAAGGCCAGCTTGGCGAATTGCGTATGACAATTGAAATTGTCCGCAAGGAAACTGGCAAAACCGAAACTGTGGAATTGATCGGCACGCCTGTTGCTGAAGAACAAGAGGATTCGGACTAATGGCTGTTACCCATAGCACTGCGGCGCGTAATGCTGCGACTGACGCCGTAACGGCCCTTATCGGGACTTCTGGCAATCTTGTTTTTCGGCTTTCGGGAACGGTTGGCAGCCCCGGCACGGCTGTTGCAACTTTGCCGCTTTCATCGACTGCTTTTGGCGCGTCTTCATCGGGCACGGCGACGGCTAACGCGATCACAAGCGACACCAACGCAACCGGCAATGCTTCGGCGGTTGCAACGGCCACTTTGCAGACCAGCGGCGGCACGGTTGTCATTCACTGCGCTGTTGCGGCTTCGGCATCTGACATCAACATGACCAACGGCCTTACTGTCAACGCTGGCGATACTGTAAGCTGTTCGTCGCTGACCTATACGGCCCTTAGCGCATAAGGATTAAGGCATGGCTATCACCTTTGTTGGTAGCTATGTCGGCACGCACGCCGAAATAACGGCGCAGACTGTAAACTTCAGCAACCTTCGGGATGAAGCAAACGCAACTCCGACGCTGCAACAAGGTGATTTAGTTCTTGTTGCGGTTGAGAATGCTTCAACGGTCGATAGGACGCAAGCGCAGCTAACGCCTTCGGGTTACACGGCACTGCATACTGACAACTATCAGAACGACAGTAACGACAGTAACTTTCTGGTTAGCCGTAAGTTCATGGGTTCAACCCCTGACACATCGGTTGCCATTCCGGCATCAAACGCCACTACGGCGGGCGTTGCTTATGCAATTTATGTGTTTCGCGGTGTCAACCAAGTTGAGCCGATGGACGCAACGCCTGTTCCAACGGGCAATATCAATACCGGCGTTGCCAATGCGTCCGCGATTGTTCCTGTTACACAAGGCGCGTGGATTGTTGTTTTCGGCGGTGCGGCGGTTGCTGCGGGTGCGGTGTTTACCAATCCTGCGGGTATGTCCACTACGACAAACCATTTTCGCAGCGCCACAATCACAACAACCACCAACGACGCGAACATTGCTGGCGCGATTTACACTGGCTGGACTAGCGGTAGCTACGATCCGGCAGCGTTTGGCGGTTCAACGTCAACCAATACGGGTTCATGGTCTGCGGTAACGCTGGCACTAAGGCCGGTTGTTACTCATGCTAACACAGGCGCACTAACGGGGCAGGGTTCAAGCGTTGTCGGTTCGGCAAGCCGTGCAAGCCCTGTTGTCACGCATGGCACAAGTGGCGCGCTGACTGGCCAAGGTTCAACGGTAGCAGGGACAGCGAATAGAACGCGGGTTCACACTACAACGGGTGTTTTGACGGCCCAAGGCTCTACGCTTTCGGGTTCGGCAAATAGAACAAGGGTTCACGCAACAACCGGCACAATGACGGGCCAAGGCGCAACGATAACGGGGATCAGCCTTCGTTACCGTGTTTTTGACGCAACGGGCGCGCTGGAAGGTCAGGGGGCAAGCCTAAGCGGTAATGCTGCAAGATCGGGCGTTCCAGTATCGCACGCAACGTCTGGCAGCCTGACAGGGCAAGGCGCGCAACTTGAAGGCATCGCAGTCAAGTCTGGTTACACGGCTATAACCCCGCCTGAAGGCACATGGAACGCACAAGCCCCTGATCCTTCATCATGGGGCGCACAAACACCAACATCAACAACATGGACAAGTGAAACACCAGCAAGCGGAACGTGGACACCCACACCGCCTGCAAGTGGAAGTTGGACTTAAGACCGCCCAGCCTTCGGCAGCGGAAAACGAGGGTCAAAATGGCAGCAAGAAAAAACCTTACGCACACCGACAAAACGCGGGAGCGTATCAAGGCAAGTATGCTTCTTAACCGCTTAGAAAAATTTGTGGAAGGTGAGGTCGAACTGACTGCGCCACAGGTTACAGCGGCATTGGGGCTTTTGAAGAAGGTTGTGCCTGATTTGCAGGCTGTCAGCCTTGAAGGAACACTTGACCATAAGGTAGTTGGTGAAGTCGTATTTAAGGGCTTGAATGCCTGAAGTTGTGCAGCTTGTCTCGCCTTACGAGGTTCGAGAGCAATTCCTGCCGCTTCACAAGCGCCAAACCCGATGGGCCATTGCTGTTGCGCATCGCCGTGCAGGCAAAACGGTTGCTGACATCAATGAACTGATAATGGGCGCAACAAAGTGCAAGCTGCCTAACCCGCGCTTTGCTTATGTCGCACCGCAGTTAAATCAGGCCAAGGACATTGCTTGGACTTACCTCAAGGAATACACGGCTTTTCTAAGCCCCAAGATAAACGAAAGCGAATTGTGGGTTGAACTGCCAGGCGGTGCACGCATTCGCATTTACGGCGCAGACAATCCAGATCGGTTGCGTGGTATTTATCTGGACGGGGTAGTGCTTGATGAGTTCGGGGATATGGATCCGACCATCTGGACACAGGTTTTGCGTCCTGCATTGTCTGACCGCAAGGGGTGGGCAATCTTTATTGGAACGCCAAAGGGCAAAAACACCTTTTACAAGCTATGGGTTGAAGCTGAAGGGGATGAAGACTGGACGCGCATAATGTTGCGTGCGTCCGAGACTGGTTTGCTTGACGCAAAAGAATTGGCCGACGCCAAGAAGATGATGAGCGACGATGAATATGCGCAGGAATATGAATGTTCGTTCGATGCTGCCGTTCGCGGGGCATATTATGCCAAGGAGCTTAACGAGGCCGAGGCAAGCGAACCCAAGCGGATTACATCTGTTCCGCATGATCCAAGGCTATTGACGCACACCGCATGGGATTTGGGTGTGGCGGATAGCACTGTGGTTTGGTTCATCCAGACTGTAGGCCGCGAAACACGCTTCATTGACTGTCTGAAGGGTGAAGGCGTCGGCTTGGATTGGTATGTTGCCCAGCTTCAACAACGGGGCTGGCTATACGGCAATCACTATCTGCCGCACGATGTCGAGGTTCGGGAACTAGGGACGGGCAAAAGCCGCAAGGAAGTCCTTGAGGGGCTGGGCTTGAACAATATCAGGGTTGTGCCGAATATCCCTATTGCAGACGGCATACAGGCTTTGCGCATGTTGCTGCCGACTTGCTGGTTTGATGCTGGCAAGTGCAAGGAGGGTGTGGAGGCCCTTCGCATGTATCGCCGTGAATGGGACGACAAACGGCAGGAATTTAGAACGCATCCGCTGCATGACTGGACAAGCCACTATGCGGACGCAGCAAGATATTTCGCAGTAGGCCATCAAGAGGTAAGCGCATCGCGACCAATTATCACGGGCCTTCGCAGGGGCATCGTATGAGTTTACGCGACACCTACCTGGACTGGCCGCATGAGATTAGTTTGGAGACGTTTGCCAAGTGCAACGCGTCTTGCACATTCTGTCCCTACACAACGCTGGAGCGCATCGGCACAAAGATGCCGGACGAACTGATAGACAAGATTATTGATGAACTGAAAGACCATCCGTGGCCGTTCATGTTCTCGCCGTTCAAAGTAAATGAACCGTTTCTCGACAAGCGGCTTATCTCGATATGTGAAAAGGTAAATCGCGAACTGCCCCGCGCCCATTTGCGGATATTCTCAAATGGTTCGGCGCTGACTGAAAAGCATATTGACGGGGTGAACGGCTTAGAGCGGGTGGTTCACATGTGGATCAGCCTCAACGACCACCGGCCCGATGAATATAAACAACTGATGGGATTGGACTTCGAGCGGACATGCAAGAATCTGGACTTGCTGCATGAGAAGGTCTCGGCGGGAACTTTCCGCTGGGATGTTGTCGTATCGCGTGTTCGGGAAGCGTTCATACCGTCCGAAACAGACAACGCCTTTGCCGCCTACGTTAACCGACGCTGGCCCCTGTTTAAAGTCCACCTTATCAAGCGAGATGGATGGATAGGCTACACCGAGCCAGCAACATCGGTTGTGCCTGATGCGCCTTGTGGGCGTTGGTTTGAATTGTCGATTTGCGCTGATGGCAAGGTTAGCTTGTGCTGCATGGATGGCACGGGCGAACATGCAATTGGCGATATAAACAACGGGGTATTTGAGACTTACAACGCGCCACACTGGCGGGAACGTAGGCTCAAGATGCTATCACGGCATCAAGTGTCCCCGTGCAATGGGTGCACCTACTGATGCGCGAGTTATTGATAGGCTGCGGAAACAGCCGCCGCAAGAAACTGACATTTGATGACAGTTTGGCTTGGGATGAACTAGTAACGATTGACCACGATCCGAATTGTGGGGCGAACATCGTTCATGACTTGGACGTTACCCCGTGGCCCGTGGATGGCGACCAGTTTGACGGCGTTCACGCTTATGAGGTGTTGGAACATCTTGGTCAGCAAGGCGACTTTAAAGCGTTCTTCCGGCACTTTGGCGAAATTTACAGAGTATTGAAGGATCAGGGCATTCTTTACGCAACCGTCCCTGCATGGGATGATGTGTGGGCATGGGCCGACCCGTCACATACCCGCGTGATTGCGCCTGAGACATTGGTTTTTCTGGATCAAACTGAATACGTCAAACAGGTTGGCGTTACGCCAATGACTGACTTCCGCTGGCTGTGGAAGGGCGACTTTGAGGCCATCGCCTGCGAACGCAAGAGCGGCCACTACTGGATTGCACTGAAGGCACATAAGCCCGCACGCATATAAGGAAATCTTTATATGATTGAACAAGACGCGCTGACCGCTGTGGATTCAGCGGCGGGCAACGCTATGGAAGAAAGCGAGCTTGCCGCGCTGTGCCAGCAATTTGAAGCACAATCTGTTGGTGAGGAATGGGATGAGATTGCCAGTCAGCAGGAAAAGGCAATCAATTACTACTATCGCCGCCCGTTTGGTGATGAAGTCGCCGGTCAGAGCCAAGTTGTTGACGGCACGGTTGGCATTGTAATCGACAACGCAATGGCTGCGGTGCTGAAGCCGTTTGTTAGTGCTGAAGACACCGTTTCGTTTAGCCCCCGTGGGCCGGAAGACGTGGAACAGGCCGAGCAGGCAACCGAATATGTTAACTACGTCATCAACTGCGACAACCCCGGCTTCCTGATATTCCATAACTGGTTCAAGGACGCACTGCTTACCAAGATTGGCGTTATCAAGGTATGGTGGGAGGATACCTCTTACCCCGAAGAAGCCCTGACCGATGCTCTTGGCGTATTGCAGGCCCGTGAAGCGCCAGATTATTATGGCGAACAGGACAACGGCGACGGAACCTTTAGCGTTTCGCGCATTGTGGCGGACGGACGGGTTAAGATCGAGGTCATCCCGCCCGAAGAATATAAAATCAGCCCTTATGCCCGCACCATCAAGGACGCGGTGTATCAATGCCATGCCCCGTCAAACGTAACCCGTTCTGACTTGCTGGAAATGGGCTTCGACCCTGACATAGTGGACACGCTGACCGCTTATTCGGGTGAAGGCAAAGAGGCTGGCCGCGAGGAAGCCCGCTATCAGGACGAACGCTATGGAGCTGCTGACCGCCAGCTTGGCACGCCGCACCGTTCACAAGAAATCATCCCGCTAAAGGATGAATATATTCGTGTTGACTTTGACGGTGACGGGATTGCCGAACTGCGCCGCGTGATGCGGGTTGGTGAAACTATCCTGTTGAATGAGGAAGTCGAGGAGCCGCCCTTTGCCGTTCTTTGCCCCGTTCCGATGCCGCATAAGGTTATTGGCTTGTCACTGGCTGACCAAGTGGTTGACTTGCAGCGCATTGCCTCGGTGTTGTGGCGGCAGATGTTGGATAACCTCTACAAAGCCAACAACCCGCGCCCGCATATTCCGATGGGGGCCGAACGTGCAGACGGTTCAACCGCTGACAGCTTGATGGACAATGCGCCTGGCGCTGCGGTGCTAGAGGGTTCTGTTCCGATCCGTTACGAATCCGTCCCGTTTGTGGCTGACAAGTCATTCATGATGATGGAACTGTTGCAACAGCAGCAGGAAGAGCGGTCAGGCATTAGCCGTGCGGGGCAGGGGCTTGATACCAACGCCTTGAAGAAGGCGGGCCAGATGACGGCCACGGAAGTCGCGCAGATCATGTCCGGCAAGAATGCCCGCGCTGAAATGATTGCGCGTATCTTTGCCGAGACGGGCGTTAGCGACCTGTTTAAACTGGTTCTGAAGTTACTGGTTCGCCACCAGCCCAAAGCGCGCATGATCCGTTTGCGCAACCAATGGGTTGAGATGGACCCGCGCATGTGGAACCCCGAAATGGATTTGACCATTAACGTGGGCCTAGGGATGGGCGAACGTTCCGAGCAAATCATGCAGGCTGATGCTATCTTGCAAACGATGGCTGAATTGGCACAATCGCCTTACGCATCGCTAGTTAGCGCCGAGAACGTCTATAACGCGGTCAAGCGCAAATACCACGCTGCGGGCATTAAGTCGGTCGATGAATATATCAGCGAGCCGCAAGAATCCCAGCAGCAGGAACAGCCAAGCCCCGAACAGATGAAGGTCGAAGGCGAACTGCAAATGCAGGCCGCCAAGCTGCAAGGCGAACAGCAGATGCAGGCGGCCAAACTAGATGCGGCTCGCGAAGAAATGCTGATGAAGCAGCAACTGGCCCGCGAACAGGCAGAATTTGAAGCGCAACTGGCCCGTGAAAAAGCCGCGCTAGAAATTGAACTGGCCCGCGAGAAAATGGCGATGGAAGCCGAACTGGCCCGCGAACGTGCGGTTATGGACGCTTCTGCCAAGGTTGAAATCAGCAAAAACCGTCCAGGCGGGGATTTAGCTGAATGAACCTGTTTGACCGCCGCGCAAGGGGTGTTCGCGCCCGCCTTGCCTTGGAAGACAGTGTTTTAGGCGAAGCATTTAAAGAAGTTGAGCAAGACATTCACAACGCATGGGCCGCTGCCAAGACGCATCGGACACGCGAACGGTTGCACGCGGAACTGACCGCGCTGGATCGAGTGAAACGCAAGTTAGCGGAAATGGCGCAGCACGCACCCCGCGACTGACCCGACCACAATCTAAGGACATGACATGAGTGACACTGCCCAGCCAGCAATGGCAGCAGACCCGAACGTGCAACTTGAGAACGCAGCCAACGCATTCAAGGCTGCGCTTGGACAGGACACACAGCCCCGTGATGAACAGGGGCGTTTCGCTTCCGCACAGGAAGAACAGGATTTGACCGAAGCCGAACCGCAAGGGGAAGTTGAGGCCGAAGACGATGCCGAAATTGAAGTTGATGCCGAGGCAGCCGATGAGGCCCAGCCAGAGCCAGCCAAAATGCCGACATCGTGGAGCAAAGAAGACGCCGACTTGTGGGAGTCGCTGCCAGCAGAAGCGCAAGGCAAGATAGCCGAACGCGAAGCACAGCGCGAACAAGCGGTTAATCAAAAGTTCCAAGAAGCCGCCAATGTCAGGAAGGAAACAGAAGCCCAACTGGCGGAGGCAAATGCCAACCGTGATGCTTACAAACAGGCAATTGATGAGGTTCTAAGCCTTGTCCAGCCTGTCAAGCCTGACCCGCGTGCTTATGGAGCGGGAACAGGAAATTACAACCGTGAGGCTTACGATCTGGCTGTTGTCGAATATGAGCAACAGTCTGCAATCGTCCAGCAACTTCAGCAGCAGCGGCAAGCATTAGCCGCCCAGCAGGCCGAAGAAGCTAACCGCGCATATCAGGCAGAAATTGCAGCTATCGAAGAAGTGGCCCGCCCGCGCTTTATGGCTGACGTTCCCGAACTTGCTGACGCCCAAAAGGCCCCGCAAGTGCTGTCCGATATTGTCCAATATGCACTTGAGCAGGGCATTCCGTCATCTGTGTTTGAGGCTGATAACCTTAGCGCAGTGACTTCTGCTGAAATGCATATGGCGTGGAAGGCGATGCAATATGACCGCATCAAAAGCGCACAGGGCAAGGTGAAGGAAACCCCTGCACCCAAGCCCGCGCAGCCAGCAGTCAAGCCCGGTGTAACCATTCCGCGTTCCGCATCCAAGGCCACGGCTATGCGCAAGGCATCCGACAGGTTGGCAACCGAAGGCAGTGTCGAAGCAGGCGCAGCCGTCTGGAAACAATTCTTGTAGGATTTTTGAAATGACTAAAGTTACTTCCGCGATGGCCACGTATGACGTGACCACCAACCGCGAAGACCTGGCTGATCAGGTTTATCGCATCAACCCGTCTGACACCCCGTTCATGACCGCTGTGCCCCGCGTAAAGGCAACTGCGGTGCTGCACGAATGGTCAACGCAGGCGCTTTCGAGCATCAACACGACCAACGCACGCCTTGAAGGTGATGCGCTGTCCCGTGCGTCTTCGACTGCACCGGCTCGCCGTCAGAACTACTGCCAGATTTCAAGCCGCGATGCGACCGTTACCGGCACGCAGCGTGCAACCAATCCGGCTGGCATTGACGACATGATGGCTTATCAGATGTCGCTTAAGAGCCTTGAGCTTCGCCGCGACATGGAATCCATCCTGTTGGGTAACACTGGCCAGAACGCTGGTAACACCACCACGGCACGCACCTTGCGTTCGTTCAACGCATGGCTGTCGGGCAATGGTTCGCGTGGCACGGGCGGTGCTGACTCGACTGCGGCAACCGCTGCTGCAACCGACGCAACCACTGGCTCGATCCGCACCTTCACCGAAGACATGCTGAAGGACGCTGTTCTTGACGCATTCACCGATGGTGGTGAACCGAACCTTGTTCTGGTTGGCCCGTTCAACAAGCAGAAGTTCTCGACCTTCACTGGCCGTTCGACTTCGCAAGTTGTCGTGCGTCAGGATGTTGTTGACGGTGCAGCCGAACTTTACCGTTCGGACTTTGGTGTGCTGAAGGTTGTTCCCAACCGTTCGCAGCGTGACCGCGATGCGTTCATTGTGGACACCACCAAAGTTGCGGTTGCTGGCCTGCGTATGTTTGAACCGCAGGAACTGGGCCGCGTTGGTGATGCGATCACGAGGGATATAATTAGCGAGTATACATTGGAGATGCGGCACCCTGATGCTCATGCCGGTGCATTCGACTTGACTACCTCGTAATACACTTGAAACGTCATCTCCTGTGTGGTAGGGAAGCCTATCATGCAGGAGATGGTGATGAAGATTTGTTCTGTTGAAGGTTGCGGCAAAAAGCATAAGTGCGCAGGCTTGTGTGATACTCACTACGCCTACTTTCGCCGCACTGGCATAGTTGGACAAAGGACTATCCGAAGCCTTGAAGAACGGCTTTGGGAAAAGGTGGATAAGTCTGCCGGTTTAGGCCCGAATGGTGATTGCTGGGAGTGGCGAGGCTACGTCCATCCGACTGGGTATGGCCAGATAATGATTGATCCTTCCTCAAAGAAGGGAACTAATAGCAATCGCGCTGCATACATGGTTTCTAAGGGCGAAATACCTGAGGGGCTTTGGGTTCTGCATACATGCGACAATCGCTTGTGCTGCAATCCTGACCATTTATGGCTGGGAACGCCTAAAGAAAATACGCATGACATGATTGCCAAGGGCCGCCGCCGAAAGGCTTATGAGGTTGCCAGAGGCGAAGCTGTCAGTCTTGCCAAGCTAACAGAGGATATGGTTCGCGCAATTCGCGCTGAGCCGCCGATGACATTTAAAAAGCTTGGTGAAAAATACGGGATTAGCGCGGCAACCGCCAACAAGGTAAAGTTGCGGCAGATTTGGAAACACATCGACTAACCAAGTTTCCATCGAAGGAAACTGAGGGGCTGGCGTTTGCGCTGGCCCTTTTTTCTTAGGGGGCTGCATGTCCAAAAAAGCACTTCTTGAACTGATTGGCAACGAACGCCGAGCAGTCATTTACCATGAGGAAGACGGCAAAACGCGCATTGAGCACCGTCAAGACCTCGACCCGGTTATTAAGGCCGCCAAAATCCTGTCCGAACGGAAGCCGAGCAAGGATTTTACAAGGGTTGCACTCATCCCCAAGTCCACGCTGGACAAGGCTCTCATCGAGGGCTGGTTCCACGATGAGGACGCATGGCGGAGATGGGCAAACGACCCTGCGAATGAAGTCTTCCGCACAACGAAAGGCACTATTTGATGCCATCCCTAAAAATTGCCGTCTGTATCCCCACTTACGGCGACCCAGAGGTTTTGTTCATGCAAAGCCTCTTGATGATGTCCAAGCACTTTTACGAAGCCAAGCTGACCAATTCGGACGGTGAGGACTACGACAAGGAATTGGAATATTTCATTGTATCAAGTTCGATGCTGACCGAAAGTCGCCATCGCCTTGTTGCCGAAGCCCTGAATTGGGGCGCTGATTACATGCTGTGGTGCGATGCCGACCATTCGTTCCCCGCCGATGCGCTTTGCCGCTTGTGGGCAAGGAATGTCCAGGTTGTCGGCGCAAACTATGCACGGCGCTGCAAACCAACGGCTCCAACGGCTGCAAAGATTGTCACAACCGATGACGGGCAGGATCATAAAAATCTAGTCTATACGACTATCGAAAAGGCGCATGATAATGTGCTTGAGGAAGTCTCGCACCTTGGTTTTGGCCTGTGCCTTGTCCGCATGGACGTATTTGACCAGTTGCAATTGAAGGCAGAGGAAGAAGGCAAAGACACCTTCCTTCCGCTGTTTATGTTCACGCCTACAGACAACTACAAAGGCATGATTGGGGAAGATGTATATTTCTTCCGCAAGCTACGGGACGCGGGCGTCAAGGTTTACTGCGATCACGGCGTTAGCTGGCAAGTCGGCCACATCATGAAAACCCAAGTCACCAATGCCCATGCGGTAGTGCAAGAGGAAAAGTGGCTGGAACAGTCCGGCAAGCTGCGCGCCAAATACAACAAGCGGATTGAGGAACTAGAGGCTGGAAAAACGCCTGAGCCTTTGACCCGTGACGAAATCGAAGGGGTGGATTGATGTCGGAAGATCCGGGAACTTGGACAGAACTGAAGGCGTCTTTGGCCGAATGGCTGAACCGCTCTGACCTTACGTCTAAAATCCCGGAACTGATTGCGCTTGCCGAACGCAAGTTCAATCGCATCATTGTCACGCCGGAACGCGAGGCCTCGGTTACATCGACTATTTCAAGTGAAACCTTGGCCTTGCCTTCTGACTTTTGGCAGTTGCGGTCAATCCATCTGACAACCGATCCGCGCCAACCCTTGACGCAAGTTTCGCCTATGGTGCTGCGTTCGGAATATGCAGACCAAACGACTGGCAAGCCCCGTGCATTCGCAATTGAAAACGGGGCGTTCATCTTTGGGCCTGCGCCCGATGCAAGCTATACGCTTAACATCACTTACATAAAGACCATTCCGCCTTTGAACGCGTCAACCGCATCAAACTGGCTGCTGGAAAAACACCCCGACATTTACATTTACGGCTCTTTGTTGGCTGCTGAAGCCTATCTGTGGAATGATGCGCGCCTGCCGGTATGGAAGAACGCGCTTGACGAGGCGATTGCTGAATTGGCAGTTGCGGGCAATCGTTACCGCATGTCAGGCCCGATGCGCTTGCGTAGCCCTGTTGTCGGGTGGGGCATATGATATTTGGGGAGTTCGCGCCGGATAAGGCGAAATCGAACAATCCAGACATCTTGACCGAATGCGAAGGTGTGTTCCCGCTTGAGGATGGCTATCGTCCCGTAGGCCAGTTTACAAAGCTATATGACGCTATTGCAACCGCCCCGAAAGGTGGGGCATCATTTACCACGCCAGAAGGCTTGAGCTATATCTTGGCTGGTGATTCCACTAGTCTTTACAAAGCATTTTCGGGTGCTTGGACTTCAATTAGCACTGGTTATAGCCTTTTGGGCGAAGGCCGCTGGCGTTTTGCACAGTTTGGCGGTTTGGCAATTGCCACCAACGGGACTGATCCACTTGTAAAAATAGACTTGGCTGCTGATACAGTTGCAAATCTTGGCGGATCGCCACCTAAGTTTGAAACTTTGGCTGTTGTTAAAGACTTTCTTGTCGGCGGTGTCCGCAATGGTAAGGTGATGCACCTTGGCTGGTCTGGTATTAACGACGCGGAATGGTGGACAGTAGGCCAGCGCCAGTCTGACTTGAATATTTTGCCCGATGGGGGTCGGATTAACGGCATTTTGTCGGGTGAATATGGAATCATCCTGCAAAGGAATTGCATCCGCCGCATGGACTATGTTGGCGGCAACATCATCTTTGAATTTAACGTGGTTTCGACAAACACCGGCTGCGTTACCACCCATTCGGTTGCGCAATGGGGCCGGATAGCTTTCTTCCTGTCTGATAACGGCTTTATGATGTGGGATGGCAGCCAAGCCGTGCCGATTGGTCAAGAAAAGGTCGATAGGACGTTTTTGGAAACTTATGACGTTTCCGATTGGCCGAATATGTCCACGGCAATTGACCCTGTAAACCGCGTTGTGATGTGGTCAATGGGTGACAAAATTTGGTGTTACCATTGGGATTTTGGACGCTGGACTATTTTGCCAGTTGTTTCGTCAATCATCTTTTCAGGCGTAACCAAAGCTATTTCAATTGATGAAGATTACACGCCTGACATGCCGGAAGACACGGACATTGATGGTGTTGGATTGCCGACTTTGGATGATCCGATCTTTAAGGGTGGCGACCCGCTTTTGTATGTGTTCAATTCTTCTCTTGAACTTGGCCATTTTGATGGAACGCCCCAAGCAGCTAAATTTACCGGCACAGAATTGGAAATGTTCAGGGGGCAACGGGCCTGCTTAAGAATGGCGCGGCCAGACACCGACGCCGTTGCGGGCCTGACCCTAACGCTGCGGGGGAAGCAGCGCCTTGGGGACGCCGGAAGTTCGACGGCTTTTAACAGCCTGACAACTTCCGGCGATATGCCGCTAAGGTTTTCGGCAAGGTTTATCCGACCATCTTTTCAGATAGCGGCGGCAACGACTTGGACTTATGCCAAGGGGCTGGATTTTGTCGGTGAGCCGGGGGCTGGCCGATGACGATATTCACCCCGCGCCCGCAATGGATTGTTGACCTAATCAATGAACTGGCGGGCGGCGCTGGTGGTGTATGGGGTTCAATTACTGGCACATTGTCGGCGCAGACCGATTTGCAAACGGCACTGGACGGAAAGCAGGCGGCAGGTAGCTATGCGGCGACTTCGCATACTCATGCAATATCAGACGTTACCAACCTCCAGTTGTCTTTGGATGACAAATTAGACGATAGCCAGCTAGACACTGACACTGCGCTTGCAGCGAATAGCGACGCAAAGATTGCAACGCAAAAAGCCGTCAAAGCATATGTTGACAACAAGCCTGGCCTGTCAAATAATTGGATACTTCTTAACCAGACTGGCGGCGCAATAACCGCAACAACCGCGACAATTACGATTGCATCGCCCGGCGTTGTAACATGGGCCGGACATGGACTTTCGGCAAATACCCAGATTGTTTTTGCAACCAGCGGCGCACTTCCAACTGGATTGACCGCAGGAACAATTTATTATGTTCGCAACCCCGCAACCGACACTTTTGAAGTGTCAGCAACCAGCGGCGGGGCAAGCATCAACACAACCGGCTCGCAATCTGGAACGCACACCGCCAAGCGCATCAATTCTTGGGACTGGGGCGCAAACGTCGCGCAAGTCGATTTTACTAACCTTTCATCATATTCGGAATTGATGATTGTCGGCAATGACGTTGCAAAGTCAATTTCCGGTGTGACTGCATTGCGGCTAAGCGTTGACAACGGTTCTTCATTTTTTTCAGGCGCTTCAGATTATCAATTTATTGCATCTGCGGGAACTGTTTCGGTTGCAACTTTGATTGGCCTTCACTCCACCGCAACAACCGCAGCAAGATCATCACAAACCATGATAAGCCCGCTAAATGTTGATGGCGTTATCAAAACTATTGAATGTATTAACCGCGTTGACAGCACCTCAGTCCGGTTTCTTGGTTCCGTTTTACCAATTAATGCAATCAGAATTTTTGGCGGCGGCGGCGGTGATTTGACGGGCGGCACACTTCAGGTGTTTGGCCGATGACAACCGCTGTTTACGTGTTCATCTGCACGAAAACAACTTACGAATTTGAAATTCCCGCGCAAGATTTGGATATGCCGCGCTTTGTGCGCAGGGTCAGAAATGCCTTTGCTGCACAGCGTGGCGGGGTGCTTTACGCTGGTGATTTGAAAATAAGGCCAACGTCCAACGCAATTGCGAATCACCTTTTGTGCGATGGATCAGAAGTTAACATAGCGGACTTTCCGCAGCTTTATGAGGTTTTAGGCACTGAATTTGGCGGTGATGGCGTGACGACCTTTGCGCTGCCGGATTACCATGACGATGTTTTAGCTGTTCCCCCGCTTGATACGGCGCAACAGGTTGAGCCTGGTGGAACGGTGAACACAGGCGGCACTGTAACAACGCCAAGCGAACCAGGGCAGGCAGGAAGTTCTGAGGGCGGCAACGTGCCATCGGGCGGTCGTCCGAACTGGCGGGACTTTGTTGACTTATGACCTTTGGCTATGTCCCGTCACCAGCGGCGGGACAGTGGCAAAAGGCTCTAGGCTATTTGAAGCCAGCCCTCGCAAGGGGTGGTTACACTTGGGAAGAATGCGCCAAGCTAATTGATAGCGGACACGCTCAACTATGGATGAGCGACGAAGCGGCACTGGTTAGCCGCCGCGATGGCGACACATTGGAACTTTGGCTTTGTGGTGGGCGCGTTGTGAATGCGTCTGACAAATATTTGGCGGTCATTGAACGGGCCGCAAGGGAATCCGGCATGAAGTGGATGAGAGTAACGGGCCGCAAGGGGTGGGAACGCCATCTTAAGCGGTTCAGTTGGGTGCGTGTTGGTGAGGATTTGATGAAGGACATTGCAAATGGGTAGGACGAAGACTGTTCAAAAGAACGACCCGTGGGCACCGGCCCAGCCATATATTTTGAAAGGGCTTCAACAGTCAGGCGAAGTCTTTGACCAGCAGCAGCCGACGCTTAACAAATATTCCGGCATGCAGATGGACACCTATGGCCGCGTTGCACCGGGGGCCGAGGCTGGAATTATGGGCGCGCAAGGTCTTGTCAATGACACGCTTGCCGGTCGTTACCTGAAGGGCAACCCGTATCTTGACGGCCAACTGGAACAAACCCGCGAGAATGTCGCAAATGACGTTCTATCCCGTTATTCCAATGCCGGTCGTTATGGTTCGGCTTACGGCATGGGTGAATTGGGCCGCCAGCTTGCCAACGCTGAAAATCAAATGCGCTTCCAAAACTATGCGATGGAACGCGGCTATCAGAACGACGCTGTAGGCCAAGCCCAGCAGCTTATGGGCGGCAGCCAAGGCTTGCTCAATAATGCCGCTGAATTGCCGTGGATTGGTGTCGGTGCATTGAACGGCAACGTCCGCAACGCATCTGGCGGCTATGGCACGACTACCACCACGCAGAAACAGGGTATCGGCGGTTTGCTTGCACAGGCCGCAGGCACAGCACTTGGCGCTTATGCCGGATCAGATGCACGCTTGAAAACCAATGTTGAGAAGGTTGGCGAACTGCCTGACGGCCTTGGTATTTACGAATGGGATTATCTGCCGATTGAAGGCCAGATTGCCGATTACATGCCTGCCGGACGCCAGCGCGGCGTGATGGCTGATGAGGTGGCTGAACTGCGTCCTTGGGCGCTTGGGCCTGTCATTGAAGGCTATGCAACCGTAAACTATGGAGCGTTGTAAATGGCACTAGGCTTCCGAACTGGCGGCATGTTTGGCCGCAAGCCATCATACGAACGTCAGCCTTGGGACACCCCCGGCATTGGCGACGGCTTCAATCAGCGCATGTCTGAAATGGGCGATGTCAACCCATCTGCAATGCCGATTGGTGTTGAGCAAATGACCCAAAAGCAAAGCTTTTTCCAGCGCCCCAGCGTGAAAACGGCTGCGGGTATTTTGGGCGACACGTTGCTAACGCTTGGCGGCGGTAAACCCATGTATGCGCCGATGATGCACGAGCGCCGGATGCAGGAAGAAGACGCACGCCTACGTCAACAATTGGCCCAGCAGCAGCGTATGCAAGCCCGTGAGGATTTGCGCTGGAAATGGGCCAATAAGCCGAAGGACGCGCCCAACAACGACACGGTAAATGACTTCCAATGGTATAAGAACCTGTCTGAAGAAGACCGTAGGCTTTACCATCAAATGAAGCCCGCAATCACTTACGATAGCCTTGGCCGCCCTGTTGTCGTAAATCCTTACGAAGCGCAAAAGCAGTCCGGCCCTAAAGCTGGTGCAATTGAGGATGGCCACGAATTTCTCGGCGGCGATCCGTCTAATCCTGCAAATTGGCGCAAGGTGTCAGGAGGTCAGCCGGTCGCTCCGGCTGTCGGCTTTCGCTAACCCACCTTCACGGCTCAAAGCTGGCTTTATGACCAGCGGACGGCGCACAGTTGAAGGAAACCGCATTGTCGGCGGCAAACCAAACAGCAAGCACTTAACCGGCAATGCAATTGATTATGACGGCGCGAATTTAAACGCGGTCTTGAGCGAAGTTCAAGGTCTAGCGGGCCTTCGCCGTGCATTTATTCACGATGGCCATGTTCACGCAGAAGGTGACTGGAATGTTCCCTACTTTGGGAAAAATGGAACTAGGGGGTTGAAACGATAATGGCTGCACCTTGGGAAAAATACGCAAACCCCGCTAATCGCTATGGGGCCGATCCGGTTAAAGTGCGTGAGCAAGAACTAAAGGAAGAAAGCAACCGCCGCGCCAATGATGCTGCCGATAGGGCGGCGGCTGCCGCCGAACGTGCGAACAGCAATTCCGCAAACGCCAATGCCCTTGCTCAAAGCCGTTTTCAGATGGAACTTGCCGCAAAGGGATTGATGATCGGGCCTGATGGCCAGATTGTTGCGCGCCCTGGTGGGCCTGTCGGCGGCAAGCCGCCTGTTGATCCTGCACGCATTGGCAAGCTGAACAGCCTTATTGAGCAAATCAATCGCACACAGGAACTTTACAACCAAGGCCCAGGCACAACGTCAGGCGTTGCAGGGTTAACGGATTACTTCCCTTCGGATGCAAATGTAGCCTTTGACACATCTGGCGCGCAGCTTTCTGAAAAGGGCTTGGCTGCCTTCCGCATTCCCGGCTCCGGCACAATGACTGACCGCGATGCAGCAATGTTTGAACGCGCCAACATGCCGACTGCCTCAACCCGTGACGTTGGGATTGAGGAACAGTTGCGCGGCATTCGTTCGCGTGTTGACGAAGAACTTAATGCACTTGGCTTGCCTGCAGCAAATTGGGTTATTGGAACACCGGGCAAGAAAAAAGAAGAGCGCGACACAACCCCTGCCTTGCGCGCTGGCGGCGGTGGCCCCGACTTTGGCAATACCGAACCCGATCCAACTGGCTTTGTCCCCTACGGCTCAACCATGCGCCGCGAGAATAACCCGCAATGGAAGGGCGTCAACGAAGCCGTAAAAGGCATGATTGTTGCCGGCCAATCGCCTGAACAAATCAGCGCGTACCTTCAAGGCAAAGGGATTAGCACCGAAGCACTTTCGGGCGTCAATCAAGCAATCGACTACTACCGCCGCACAGGTAAAAAGGACTTCCGCGTCAATGTGGACGACATCGAGGTTCCGATGTCTGGCTTCGAGCAGTTTCGCAACAACGCACCGCAAACGGCAGTCGGCACGGGCGCGGCAGCTTTTCTGAACGCTGGCGGTTTTGGTGTGCCTCAAGCACTTGCGGGCGATCAGTTGCAATATCTGCGTGACCAGAACTGGAAATCAGCCCTTGTTGGCGATGTAGCAGGAATTATCGGCGCAACGTCTGGCATTAGCAAAGCCGGTTCCAGCCTGTCGCGTAGCCTCATGCCGTCGCTTTTGACGGGTGGTGGCCGCACAGGCAATGCAATCCGTGCCGTTGCCCCTGACGCGGCTTATGGCACTATTTACGGCGGCGTTACCGAAGGTGATCCCCTGACGGGGGCAGTAACGGCAGCGGTGGGCAGCGGTGGCGGTCAATTGCTTGGCAAGGGCCTGCAAAAGACGTTCACGGGCGTAACTGATCCTGCGGTGCAATATCTGACGCAACGTGGTATTCCGCTTTCACTTGGTGAAACGCTAGGCAATAACAGCATCATTGGTCGCCAGATGCAGCGCATGGAAAGCATCCCCGTGCTTGGTGACTTGATGAGTGCCCGTCGCGGCGAGGCAAGGGATGCGGTTTATCGCGCCACGCTTGAAGATGCCGTTGCGCCGTCTGGCCAGCAAATCACGGGACAAGGTGTGGACGCTCTTGCATCTGCTCAAGCCATCAAAAATCAAGCATATACTGACGCATATGGTGGCATAAATGCGCCGATTGACGCGCAATATGTTTCCGAAGTCGCGCCGTTTATCCGCACTGGCCGCAATATTTACGGCGATACAGGCGGCGAGTTTGGCGCGGTTGTCAAAGATGACCTTGCGCCGCTTTTTGGGCCTAATAGGG